TTTAACTCCAGCCGAAGCAAAGCAATTTGTGATAGCTGATAATGTTTCGTTCGGCGACTGGGATAACCAAAAGTTATCTGACATGGGTTGGGATAAAGCGGAATTGAAGGAGTGGGGATTGGACATACCCGACCAAGAGAATGTTGTGGATGCTTCGTTGGTGGAAGGTTCAGAAGCTGAACTGGAACGGCAAATGCGTATCATGCAGGGAAGCGCAAGGAAAGCTATTCAGATTGAGTTCAAGATGGATGATTTTCCTAATGCGGTTATCATGGTAAATGAAATGCGTGAAAGAGGAGTGTATGTTGGCGGCTGGTTGATGAAGAAGATGAAGGAATACTTGAAGCAATGATTGTTGCGATACCAACTTACAAACGACACGACACCATTGAGGACAAGACATTGCGCTTGTTGGCTGGGTTCAAACGCAAGGACATTCATCTGTTTGTATCAAACAAGGAAGAAGCGGCGCTGTATGAACCTACTGGATGCACGATTGTAAACGCAAATGCGAATAGCTATCTTGAAAAAATCAACTTCTTGCAAAGTCACTTTTCAAAAGGAACTGATGTGTTGTGTATGGAGGATGATATTGAGGAGGTGAAATACAAAGCTGGCAACCCAGTTGATTTGCTAAAGGTTTCAGAGATTGCTTTCAAGGCAACCAAGATGAATAAGATTGGATTGTGGGGAGTGAATGCTTCAACAAACAAGATGTTCATTGGTGATAAGGTTTCGCTCGGCTATAAATTCATTGTTGCGCATGTGTTCGGCTTCACACAAGGGAAGAAGCCGATATTGCAGACCGTTGAATGTAAGAGTGATTATGAGCGCTCCATTCAATACTATCTTGCATACGGTGCTAATCTTCGCATGGATAACATTTGGGTAAAGACCAAGAACTACACCAACAAGGGCGGCTTACAGAATGAGGAAAGGAAAGCGCACGAAGAACAATCAGTTAAGAAGCTGGTAAAAGATTATCCGTTGTACCTTGAACGAAATGTGAACAGAACAAGTAAGTATCCCGAAATAAAATTGAAGCGATGAAATTGGTTATACCAGTGAACGGAGATAACAAGCGCATGGGCAAACTATTCAAGTGTCCAAAGCATTTGTTGACCATAGACGGAGTTCCGGTTATTGTTCTTGCTATCAAGAACATGATTAAGATGCTACCGATTGAGCAAGTGATTGTGTTGAGTTCTGAAAGCAACTACAACCAGCTTGTTAAGGTGCTTGAAGAAATACTGATAGCGAAGATTGTAAAGGTTCAGCCAACTGAAAGTCATGTTGATACTTTATTCTTTGCCGCAAAACATTTGGACATAGACGACCAAGTGTTCTTCATGGATTCTGATATTGTACCGATGGAGATTAATACTTTTGATTCCAGCCGTTCAACTGTATTCTGTTTCAGCTTATGGAACAACGGCAAGAAGAATGAATATGACTGTACCCAGTATTCAAACTTCGGTATCAAGGAGAACGGTACAATAGAAACCAATGAGAAGGAAAAGCGGCTTGATGCCTTTGGCGCTGGGTTGTATTACTTTCATTCAAGTAACTGGTTCTTTGAGATATGTGCAAGACATAGCTTAAACAATGTTTCGGCTGTGTACAGGCACATAACTGAACCTGTTGATATTAATACCTCCAGCGTGATAAAGAGGTGTGGAACTCTAAAAGATTTGAAGTATGACAATCAGTGTTGATTTTGATGGAACATTGGCTATCGGCGATAGCTTTGAGATTGCTTTGAAGCAACCAAACAAGGACATGATTAGTAAGGTGAACCAGCTAAAGGAAAGCGGTTGTACGATACTGATTGTAACAGCGAGAGGCGCAAAAGACTTATCAGTAACCGAAAGGGAATTGAAGTACACCGAACAGATTTCAAGCTGGTTGAATTTCTATCAAGTGAAGTATGATAAGATTTCATTTCTAAAGGAGTATGCTGACCTCTACATTGACGACCTTTCATTGAATGTGAATATCAAGACTGTTGAGGAATTGAGTAAAGGGTTCACAGAGAATAAAGTTTACAGAGTTGATGATTATATCTGGAAGCAGGGTTCAACGATAGCTGATGAACTACTTTGGTACAGAGCATTCAAAAAGAAGGAACACATTCCAAAGATATATTCAATCAACAGGACAACATTGTGTATGGAGTACATACAACACCAGCCGTTAGTTGATTTGAAACTGGTGACGAGAGTGATTGATAGCTACATGTACTACCCGAGAATGAATGATTTGAGTTTTGGGGCGTACATTGATAACATTCACAACCATGTAGTGAGAACTGGTATTCACAACGGCGCAAAGTTGCTTTGCCTATTGAGGACAATGGAAATACAACCAACATTCGCACATGGGGATTTGAGTATAGAGAACATACTGGTTACAGTAGATGGTAAGGTAAAGTTGATTGACCCCCTGTATTGTGAGCGGCGCTTTGGTAGTTACATTCTTGACATTGCGAAGTTGTTGTTCACATTGAAGTTCTTTAAAGAAGAATATGCTATGTTTGACAAACTGAAAGAGGAGTTTGGTTATGTAGTTGAAATGGATTGCTTAATAGCAAGCGAAGCTTTGAGAGTAGCAAGCTACAAGCCGCAGTATAAGTTCATTGCTGAAAATCTGATAAACGAATTATGAAGAAGGTGGAATTAAAAAAAGTAGAGCATAAGATTAAGACTGGTGATTTACCAGCCGACTTAGAACCTAACATAACAGAGGATTGTTTGTTGTGTGAGAACGGTGAAGTGATTGGCTTCTACATAAAAGAAGTTCATCCGAAGTTGGCTTCGTTACTATCGCTTGCCAATCAAGAGTTCAGAAGCGATAGAGTTCCCAAACAGGAGATGCACAGAGGAACTCAAAAGCAAGCATTGATTAAAGGGTTAAGACACCGCATTACCCAGTACTCTACAATCATTGGTGCTGTACCAAAGAAGCCAACATTCAGAAGGAACTATAACAACTTCAGTTTAGTACACCAGCACAAACCAGCGCAATTGTTTATCAAGACCATGTTGCTGATTGCTATGGAGAGTGAGCATATCATAAAAGCGGTTGCCCCCAATCTTTACAACTCCCAGTTATTAGCAATAGAGAAGGGAGTTCATAAGAAGTGGCGCTTTGCTAATCTGTTTACCAGTAGCATAAGCAACTACAACATATCAGCAGAGTATCATATTGACAAAGCCAACCTAAGAGGGGCGGCAAATGTTATCTTGACAAAGAGATTGAATACCGTTGGAGGATGCTTGAATGTACCAGACTACAATGCCACCTTTGAGCAAGGTAATAACTCAATGATTGTTTACCCAGCTTGGAGAAACATGCATGGAGTAACACCAATCCACCAAACATTTGAAGGCGGTTATCGTAACAGCTTTATCTTCTATGCGCTTAAGAGTTTAGCAGAGAGTGTGTAACAACACCCAGTAAGTCCAACAAACGAATTACAACGCAAGTACAACGCAACCAACAACAATCAAACAATGCCACGAAAAGGATATAACACACCAAAGCAAATTGCAAACTTGGTAAGACCAGCGAAGGGCACTACACCCAATCCAAACGGCAGACCAAAGGGTTCACGCAACAAGAGTACAGTTGTGAGAGAGTTACTATCTAAGATAGCTGACATGGAAAAGTTTAGTCCAAACAATGCGGCTAAACTGAAAGCGATGGGAATAGAAACCAAGACTGATTTTGAAAGTCTAATGACAGCGGCGCAACTGGTAAAAGCTATCGCAGGGGATAGTAGAGCATATGAGGTATTGATGGACAACGGATATGGTAAGTCCACACAACCAATTGACCACACCACACAAGGAGATAAAGTGACTTTGCTTCCAGCGATAACCATTGAGCGCAAAAAGAAATAATGCTGTACAGTGAGCCGCAGATTGAATTTATGCAAAGCGATGCCAAAGAAACTTTCTTTTGTGGAGGTGTTGGTAGCGGTAAGTCTTTTGCGCTTGGCACATTAGCATACGAAGCCGCAAAGCTGGTAGCTGGTAGTGTTACATTGCTCGCCGCACCAACGATGGACACCTTACGGAACTCAACATTGAAGCAAGTAGAGGGTGAATGCTGGAATGATAAATTTGGTTTGCGTGAGGGAATCCATTATGTGATTAACGAAATGCCTCCTCCAAGCTGGGGAGTGAAACCGTATTCTGAATTGAGCAACACAAGGGTTATCACATGGCGCAATGGTTCATACACGATACTTGATTCATTAGAGAACTATCAGAAGCATAGAGGTTCAGCTTATGACCGTATCTTGATAGATGAATTTCAAAGTATCAATCCCGATGTGAGGAAGGTATTGCTTGCCCGATTGAGAGGAAAGATATTCAAAGCGGCTGGGTTAACTCCAAGACTGTACTATGCTTTCACACCGCCCGACAAACCAGAGTACATGCGCTATCTGTTACAACTCCACAATGAATGGAATGAGGGCAAGGCAAAGGATATGCATTTCTTATTCGGTACTTCATACGACAATCAACATAACTTACCAGAAGACTATCTTGAAACATTGGCTTCTAACTGGGATGATAAAACATTACAGCGTGAGGTGTATGCGCAATTGGTGATGGACACCGCTGGGTTGTACACTTACGCATTTGATGAAGACAAGCATTTGAAGGGAGTATCAATGGATGAGGATTTACCAATCTACTTGTGTATGGATTTCAACATTGGGGTAATGGCAACAACTGTATGGCAATTCAGAGATGGTGAGTTCTGTTATTGCGTTGATGAATTTGAACCAGAGAGTAGAATAGATATAATACAACGATGCCAAAGAATCAAAGAACGATATGGCAATCTATTGTACGGTGCGATTGTAACTGGTGACCCAGCAACTGGAGCAACAGGATTGAAAAAGAATATGAATTACTATACAGTGATTCAATCTGAACTTGATTTACAGGACTGGCAATTCAAGGTACGCAAACATCATCCCGATTCAAGGGATGCGGCGGTACTGGTTAACTCAATGTTCAGTAGATTCCCGGATATTGCTATTCATCCCAAGTGTGGCAACTTGATTCATGATATTAAGTTCTGTACAACAACTGATGATGGCAAGCTGGATAAGAGTGATAAGCGGTTAACCCACTATCTTGATACAATGATTTACTTCTTTGACTACCATTTCAAAAGCTGGTATCTAAAAAAATAACCATGCAAAGCAACCTATCAATCTTACACGATTTATTATTTGAGTTACAAGACAAAGTGGCTTTGTTAGAGGAACAGTTGCGTGAGAAGAAAAAAGAATTATCTTCAATGCAAGAAAAAGTAAATGAAGAAGAAGAATACCTCAACAACAAGTTCAACAAACTGAAAACAAATGGCAACAACACACGACATAGGGATTGACCCCGATACTGAAAAGAGCGGCTTTGCAGTAATAGATAGAAGAACCCGAAAGATTACCCAGCTTACAACACTATCATTCTTTGACTTGCTTGAAGCAATTGACAATGTGTTTGAACATAAAGGTTTGAACATGGTAGTTATTGAAGCCGCATGGTTGTATAACAAATCAAACTGGCATCCGTCTTTATCAGTTGGTATCGCTTCAAAGATTGGAAAATCAATTGGAGCGAATCACCAAGTAGGAAAGCTGATAGCAGAGTATTGTAAACGCAAGGGATATTTTGTTAGACTGGTAAAGCCAGAGAAAAGCAAAATCAAAAGTGAGGAGTTCATTCAAGCAAGTGGCTTCAATCGCAGAACCAATCAAGAAGAGCGTGATGCGGCAATGTTGATTGTGGGTACAAAACCAGTAGAGAGCAATGGATGATATTGAAATCTACAAGCGCTACCTCATGAAGCAAATCAAGTGGTGGGTGCTGGTGCTGATAGTATTCCTCATGATTAAATACTGTTGAAGAATTTTTGATTTAAGACACTTTGTTATCAAGACAGTACAAAGTATCATTGTTAACCAAATAATCCAGCCACAACACCGCTGGATAGCAAACTAAAAAGAATTACATGGAGATTATTGAGTTCAAGGGCGAGCGATACCCCTTATTCCAAGCATCGCACAACAGCGCTCGGTTCATAATGCCGTTCGCAAAGGAACTTTGCAGAGGCGCAATTGGATTTGACATTGGCGCTGGTAAGAAGGAATGGAGTTTAGATGGTTCAATAATGGTTGACCCAGCTATTGACAGCCGTTACGATGCCATGCATTTACCCGAACCAACACCCAGTTACATATTCAGTTCACATTGCTTAGAGCATTTGAATGATTGGGCAGGGGTGTTAACCTACTGGACAAACCGTTTAGCAGAGGGCGGTACATTGTTCTTGTATCTACCAGACCACAGCCAAAAGTATTGGAGACCACAATTCAATCGCAAGCATGTTAACAGTTTTACACCAGAGATTATCAAGCAGTTCTTGATAGACAGTGAAAAGTATGAAGACATATTCGTTAGCGGAATTGATTTGAATAATTCATTCACAGCAGTAGCTACTAAAAAGTTCTTTGTATGAATCAGATATTGATTAACGGAGTGACCATTGCTTACAACCAGCGTGAAGACTTTTGGAAAGCAGTAGAGCGTGGTGAATGGGAACGCAAAACATTTGAGGTGTTGAATGAATTTATCGTAGAAGGTAAATTGTTTGTTGACATCGGCGCTTGGAATGGTGTGTTATCAATCTATGCGGCAAAGCTGGGTGCGCATGTAATGAGCGTAGAGCCGGATTACAAAGCGCTTGAAGAATTGAGAAGCAACATTGTATTGAATGAATGTGTGAACAAGATAGCGGTGGACAACATTGCTATTGCTGGACGGTCAAAGATTGATAGCATTCACAGTAGCGGCTTCGGCAACTCTATGACCAGCTTAATAGAACGCAAGGACACAAAGCTGGAAGACAAGGTTCATTGTTATTCTTTATCAGATTATCTACATGAGGACTTGATGGACAAGGTATGCTTGATAAAGATTGACACCGAAGGTTCAGAGATTGAAATAATACCAGCCGCAAAGGAGTTCTTGACAAAGCATAAGCCGCCAATCTTATTATCGTTGCATCCATTTTGGTTTGCTGACTATGATAAGAATGTGAAGGACATAGTTGATACCATTGCGCCAATCTATAATATGTTCAGCGTTGAAACTGGTAAGCAGATAACACCAGCGGAATTGATTAAGGAGTTAAGCATCTTGGAGGGTTACGAAATATTGCTTGTGCCATGAAGATTGGAATAGTGATACCATGCTTTGAACGACCAGAGTATCTACGGCAAACATTGTTGTCGTTATTACAAAGCGACTTTGCTGATAATGAGGTTGTGGTTGTATTGATTGACGATTGTAGTCGTGACCCAGCGGTAAAGAAGTTGCTGTTGTGGTTCAACGATGTTGTTGTATCAAACCATTTGACGGTGTTACCAGTATTCAAGACAAAGAGGACTGGAATGTTTAACAGCTTACAACTGGGATTCAATATATTGATTGAAGAAGAATGTAAGTTGTTGATGAACATTGATAGTGATATGGTAATGAAGTGGGATTGGCTTTTAACCGTTAAGCGCTTACATGAGGAGCATGACCATTTGATTGTGACTGGATTTGATGCTGACCGCCATGCGAGTGTGATTGGTGGAAGGGATTGTAGATACAAGAAGACAATCGGCGGCGCTAACTTGGTATTCAGTGTAGATATTTTTACCCAGTATGTATCTCCTTCGTTAAGAGAACTTCATTGGGATTGGCGGTTGTGTGAACGATACAAGGGAAATTTGTTTGTATCAGCTTTCCCTTCCGTCATGCAACACATAGGAGTTGTTAGTACAGTCGGACATCATGGAGGCGATACTTCAACCAGCTATGAATGACGAACAGAAGCTGTTACAATTGTTGATAGCCAAAGGAGGCAAACCATTTTCGTTCTATGTGAACGGATGGATTATGTACCAGCGTGATTACTTTGATGAATCACTTTTGAATTACTGGGTAATGAAGCATTGGATGTGGACAGCAAGAGCAAGATACAAGTTGTATGAGGTAAAAGATTTTCAGTATCTTGTGATGAATATAGAGTTAACTTTTTCAGCAAACTAAAATTATGAAGACAGTAATTTTCAATCAGTTCTTTGGTCTTGGAGATATATTATTTCTAATGCCATTAGCATACCAGTACAGAGCATTGGGATATGATGTTATCTTTCCTATCGCTGGTAAGTATCTTGAAATCCAAAAACATTTCCCCGAAATACTTTTCATTGAAAAGAAGTTTCTTGACATTGACTACGATAACAAAACCATTCACGAACAGGATGGCGCTACTGTTATTCCTTTTCGGTGGAGTAACCAGTTCATGCAAGTTCCTTACCGCTGGGTAATGAGAGCGAAATATGATATGGTGGAAGCAGACTTCAATGATTGGCGCAAGCTGGAATGGAAGCGTGATGTAGAAGCTGAAACCAGTTTGATGAAGCGGCTGGGGATAAAGAAGGGAGATAGATATTGCGTTGCGAACTCGGTGTATGCTGGGATTGGCGGCGGCGGTAAAGCGATTGTGTTGAAGCCGCAAGTTGATATGACCATTGTTTGGATGGACAAGATTGAGGGTGTTACATTACTTGACTGGACAATGGTACTGGAGAACGCAACGGAGATACATACCGTTCACACCGCTGTACAATACATGCTTGAAGTAATGAAGCTGAAATGCGTTCCACATATCTACAAGCGCTTACCGCAAGAACCGTTTCATACATACTACGATTATCTATTCAAGCAACCATACTTCTATGAGTAAGGTTATCGCCACAATAGCAAGCCAACAAGCAAGGCAACAGGGATTACGCAATGTGATAAAAGCTATTGCGCCACAAGTAGATGAACTCCATGTGTACTTGAATGACTTTGAAGCTGGTTATCCGTTCCATGAGTTATTCCACCGCAAAGTGATTTTGCATTATGCTGAATATGGTGACCTTGCCGATAACGGTAAATTCATTCTTGAACCAGCCAACTACAAGGATGCGTTCATGTTTATGCTTGATACCGATATTCATTATCCAACTGATTATGTGAGCAAAACTATTTCTCTCTATAAAGAGGTTGGATTATCAACTGCGGTAAGTTATCATGGAGCATTGATTAAGCAACCACACAACAGCTATTACAGAGATAGAGAGGTGTTTCCTCACAACCACACCCAGCCGTTTCCTCGCTCGGTGCATATCATAGGAACTGGGTGTATGTGTGTACATACCAGCGCTATCAACTACAAGCTGACGGACTGGTTACAAGCGCCAAAGTACATGAGCGACATTGTGTTCAGCGCTATGTGTAACGAAGCACCAGTACGAAGATATGTGTTGCCGCATTTGGGGATATGGTTATCACAAGATGTTAAGCTGGCAAGACTGGATTCAATAATGTTGAACCATAAAAGAGAGGACACACAACAAACTGGTTATGTGAATAAAATACATTGGTGGAATTAATATTTGAATGTTACATTAGCAACCATGAAAAAGATTTTCACACCAACACCAATGCCTTCTCCGCATCCAAGTCCGATGCCAGTAGGCAAACCATGCGGAACTTGTTAACCATTTTTCAAACCATAAAATCAAAACACAATGCCAAAAGTTGTAACAAACAAATTCTTTTCAAAGTTGTTCGGTAAGAATGAAGTAACACCGACACAAGCGCCACAAGAATCAAAGGGATTGCTTGCTTCAAAAACTATCTGGGGATTAATCTTGATGGTTGTATCAATGATAGCTTCAATCATTGGACTGGATTTGAAACCAGTAATTGAAGCCGCTATGAACGCACACACCGTTGAAGCGTGGTTCACCGTTCTTTCAATGGTAGCTGGTATTGTACTGAACTATTACGGAAGAAAGAATGCCAAAGGAGGATTGAAATGATTTACCAGTTAGCAATAAGAATTTATTTATGCTTAATAGCATTGTGAAGATTTTCAGTAAGAAGAAAGGTCTTGATAAAGTTGACAACTCAACTAATCAAGACCTTGAACTTTTTAAGAAGGACAAGATGGGCAACCGCTTCTACAAGTGGAAAGAAGGTAGGGTAATGCCCGGAACTCGATACCTTGTTGCGATGGTTCGTGTTGAAGAAGCGAACATGGGTGTTGATGCTCAATCGCTGGTTAATCATTTGAATGTATCGCTTGAAAACTTCAACAAGCATAATTACGCAGAAGCGGTATCAGTAATAACCAAATTGCGGAACAGAGTGGCAACCGCTGACCCACAAGCCGCATATCTATCATTGGCAAGTTGCTATGTGCTGATGAATGACGAAGACCCGAAGAACTATGATATGGTAACAGCGAGAAAGAAGATAAAGATTTGGAGAAGCGATTCAGAGCTTCAATCTTTTTTTTTGACTTTTGCTTATCAACTCATAAAGAACTTACAACCTACCTCAAAAGGGCGTACCCAAGATGCTTCAATGCAGACAACAACAGCGACAACAAAAGAGAACTAATATTTGAGCCGAGAGAAATATTAAGGGAGAAAGCAGACAAGATAAACTTGATGCATTCGTTCATGACAAACGGTTCACTTGTTGAGCGTGATTTGCTGGTATCATACAGTGTTGACCACTACTTCGCAGAGGTTGATAGCTGGTTACTGAAACAGGAAGTAATTGAAGAACAAAGGGAAAAGAACAAAGCGACTTTGCCCACAGATTAAACAAACAACATGGCAGACGAAGCACCAAAGGTTATTCTTGAAACTGGAATTGATTTCAGCGGCTTAGAAGCAGATGCTTCAAAGTGGAAACTCAAAATAGGAAAGCTGTATGAAGAATCCGCAAAGCTGGGTAAGAGTGAGAAGCAACGGTTCAAAGATTCGTTGCAACCGCTTGACCAGTTAATCTTGAAGCAACAACGGCTTCAATCACTACTTGAAAAGAGCGCTGGTACAACACAGTTCAATAAGCTGAAAGGAGCATTGTCTGATGTCAACAAAGAGTTGGCTAATGTTACAGCAAGTACACAGAAGACCGTTACAACTACCAAAGGGTTGTTCAGTAATTTAACTGGACACATTACCAAAGAAATGAAACTTGCTGGTGCGGCTATTGCTGGTGCGTTTGCTTTGAATGAATTGAAAAGTTTTGCTAAAGAGAGTGTAATGGCTTTCGCTGACCAAGAAAAGCAACTGGTGTTATTGAATAACCAAGTTGTAAAGATTGGTGGAGAGGGTGCTGATGCGTTTGAGAAACTAAAAAATCAAGCGGAAGAATTACAGAAGCAAGGTTTCATATCAGATGATGAGGTAGAGAAGGTTCAAATCTTTCTTTCACAATTCGGATTGGGTGCTGACCAGATACAGGAAGCGATTCCAAAGATACTTGACTTTGCCGCCGCTACTGGGCAATCGTTAGATGAAGCCGCTAACAGCGTGGTGCAGGGAACGAATGGAATGGGAAGGGCGCTTAAGAAGTATGGATTGGATGTTGAGGATAGTGGTGACAAGACCACAAACTTGAATAACATTCTCACCCAGCTTGGAAGCAAGTTCAAGGGTTCAGCATTGGAGGTATCTGAAACCACATTGGGAGGATTCAAAAAGTTATCGCTTGCTTTTGGTGAGTTCCAAGAAACGGTTGGCGGCTTGCTTGCTCCAGTAGCTTCATTTGTAGCGAATGGATTATCAAAACTTACAAATGGAATTACTGAATTGATTTCACCGTCAAAGAGCGCCGTTGATGCCTTTACCCAGCAGAGAGATAAGGTTGTGGAGTTAACTACCAAGATGCCGAACTTGTTAACGGAGTATGACAAACTTTCAAGCCAGACTTCACTCAACAAGGATGAACAACAGAAGCTGAATGACACCATTGATAAGATAATAGAACTTGTTCCGCAAGCTGGGGAAAAGTTTGATGATTATGGTAAAGCTATTTCTATCAACAAGCAAGTGATACAAGACTACATTCAGTCACAAAAGGATTTACAAAACTTCTTAGCGATAGATGCTATTGCGGAAGCGAATAATAAATTGAAGGAGTTGAAACAAACTCAAAAAGAGTTACAGGAAGGAGCAAGTAAATTTTCGGGTGTTACCATTTCATTACAATCACTGGAAACTGGTGTAACAGAATCAAGAAGGTTACTGAACCTTGCTAAGAGTGACATTGCCGCTTACAAGAAGGAGTTGAGGATTCCGGACTTTGAAAATCTATCGCAACAGAAAGCTATTCTACAACAGGAGAAAGCATTGAATGCGGCAGAAACGGCGCTTGCTGAACGGAAGCAGAAGATAGCTGGGTTGAACTCATTAATCAAAGGTGGAGAAGACCAGATATTGAATTTGAAGGGAGAGCAAACCGAAGAACAAAAGAAGCTGAACACCCAGCTTCAAGAACAAGTTGGAATACTGGTTCTTGCGCAACAGAAACTTACCGCTTTACAGGATGCGCAAAAGAGCGCACAAACTGAAGACGAAGTGAAATCAATTCAAGTAAAGATTGAAGCGCAACAGAAGTATATTGATAGCTTGACAAAAGTAAAAGATGCGCAAGATGTACTGGTAAAAGGGAGCATGGCATTCTATCAGAAAGCGGTTTCTGATATTACTGAAAAGCTGGGCAAAGTGAATTTGCGTTCTGATACAGCAAAGAAGTTGGCTGGGGAATTAACCATTGCCCAAGACCAGTTGAATCATGCTACTGATATTTACAAAGACTTGCTTGGTGAGATAGCGGCGGTACAACCCGAAGAAATATATCATCCAGAGTTCTTACAGGCGGCGCTTGATAAAGTAAACATTGCCGCTGACCAACAAGTTATCGCATTACAGGAAAGATTGAAGCAAGGGGAAATCAGTTATGAAGAATACCAGTTTCAACTTGACTTACTGAATACAGCGCATGAGAACGCAAGGTTGCAAACGCAAATTGATTTTCAGAAACAGTATGTTGAAGAATTGAAATTAGCGAACAAACCAATTCTTGAAGAACAGGCAAAGCTGGTAGAACTTGAACGGCAACTTGGAGAAAAGAAAATAACGGATGCACATGACCTTGCTGAAAAGGTAAAGGAGATATTCAAAGGAGTAGCGCAAGCGGAAAAAGATGCTTCTGATGAAGGGGCGAAGGAGTGGCAAAAGAATTTACTATCTATTGCTGATACCGCTGAAACGGTGGTGAACCAGCTTGTACAAGGGATTCAAGCTATCACAGATGCTTTGATTCAACAACAAGACCTTCAAATCCACAGGCAAGAACGCAGAGTTGAAGAAGCAATGAAGATTGCTGAAAAGGGAAATGCTGAACTGTTACAGAGAGAGCAAGAACGATTAGATGAATCACACCGCAAGCAAGCGGCTTATGTACGCACCCAGCAAGCGCTCAACATTGTGTTAGCGGCTTCCAACATGGTGGTTGCTATCAGTAAAGCGGTTGCGGAAGGTGGAGGGATTGGTTCTATTGTAACGGTTGCGGCGGCTATTGCTTCATTTGCTGGAGGATTGTTGGCGGCACGAACAGCGATACAATCATCACAAGAAGGTTTCTTTGTCGGAGGTTATACTGGTGACGGAAATCCAAAGGAGAGGAGCAACCAGTTAGGAAGCAAACCATACACCTATCATAAAGGAGAGTTTGTATTTGACCACGAAGACACCGCCGCTTATCGTGAAGCATTTGAAGCGATACACAACGGAGATATTGATTTGAATAAGACATTGCAGAAAGCAAAAGCATTTGATGAACTGAACTACGGATTGAATCATGAAGCGATAGGGCGCATGGTTGTTGTTAACGCAGGGGGAAACGGTGTCGAAATGAGGGCAACGAATGAAAAGCTGGACAGACTGATTGAAGCTGTTGGTTCGCAAGAAAGGTTTCTTGTAACATTGCGTGGACAGGACATTTATATGTTAACCCAAAAGTTTGAAGGAGCATCATCATTGAAGAAGAAGTTGGCAAAGTAGCTTTGTACAAATGAAACTATACATCAACAGTAACTTAATTTCAAGTGGAGAAATCAGCGGCTTAGATTCCTTACAATGGTCTATGAGCGAAACTGGTGAGGGATTAGAACGCAAGGTATCGGGAGATATTGAATTGACTGGAGCGGCTTTTGATTTTATTAAAGCACAAATCATTGATAACCCAGCCGGATTGAATGTTACATTGGAAGTAAAGGTTGTTGAAGATTGTTGTGACTTTGCTGTACTGGGTGTTATCACCGCAGAGGGAATAAGGTGGTGCGCTGGGGAATGTAAAGTGAATGTTACAATCACCGAGAAAGCTGACCAGCTAAATTGTTTCAAGTCAACATGGATTGCAGACGATTATCCGCAAACATTTTACGCACCCAGCTTTCAGAGTTACCCAGACCACCCCAAAGTTCCTTACTGTATTGAGTTAAGACCAAACTTCTTACAAGACCTTTTGTTTATACTGGGGATGATGATGAACTTTCAACACTACATGATGATTCCCATTATTGCAATCATATCGGTGTTGACACAAGCGGTTTGCTGGGTAATGAATATCTTAGGAGGTAATTGTCCAGATGAGTTGGCTGATGGTATCTTAGATGATTATGCGGCTTCATTAGAGGTGTTGAATAAGGCAATAGCAGGGTGTGGAAGAAAGCACCCCAGTCCTCATGTTCGTGATTACATTACCAATGCTTGCCGCAAATGTGGAATATCATTTGACAGTTCAATCTTTGAACCCACAAGTCCTTATTACCATTTGATGATGTTGTATGCACCAGCGAAGAAGGGATATTTTGAAGGGGTTGATGTGACGAAGAATTACATAGTTGACAATGCTCCTTACTGGACATTAGAAGATTTGATGAACAACCTTTCCCCAGTATTCAATGCGAAGTATAGATTAAAGAATAGTGTGTTGCGATTTGAACGGAAAGATATTTTGACTGGAACGGTTATCTATGATTTTACTGGTGCGGATAAAGACAAACTGGTTAGTGCGATATGCTACAAGTGGAATGGAAAGCGCAGACCAGCTTTTTCATCTTTTGAATATCAATCAGATGCCGTTGATTATGTTGGCAATGAAGCAAGACACCGCTACAATGACATTGTTGATTACAACAACCCAGTTAACCCAGCGTACAGCGGTCAACGCAAAGTCACTTTCATGTTTGGTACTTCTCGCTTCCGCAATGATGGAATTGAAAGAGATGTGTTGTCGGCTTATGACCATAATATTTTCTTCGGATATATTATTCGTCAGTTTGAGAATGTACTTGTGATGGCGCAGTCAACTACCTACTTGCCGAAGCTATTGATTCGGGATGCTGGTGACCCAATCTATAATGCCCGAACACCAGTCTATCCAACACCCAGCGGCTTTGATGTTCAGAATCCAAACGAAGATGCGCCGCCTCCACAAGTATATAATTATCCAATGATGGTGGATGCTGTACTCAATCCCACAGCAACAAACCTATATGAGTTCCATAAGATTGACGATAGCAACCTTTTGTTGACAAAGAACTACACATTTGAATTACAGATGAAGTATTCTTGTGGAGAGTTGGCTATGCTGGATGATCTGATTGGAAGCGCTGTTGTTACTGACATTGGAACTGGGGAGATACAAGGATGGACAATTCATTTTGATACTGGTACAATCACATTAACAGGAACTGTTTAACACATGAGCGCATTTACATTAGACTGGATTAAGTGTAGGAGATTTTTACAAATCACTTCACCAGCTTATTTCCCAGCGGAGTGGACACACACCGATGGGGTGGGAGTTTATACTGAAAAGCATTTATCAATTGGGGAGTTTGTTATCTTTCGAGGAAAGATGCACACAGACACCGACATAAGGGGAACTGTTATATATTTTTGTCCTTCCACCTTTGTACCAATCAACACCACAAATAAAGGTTACTACAAGTTTGTGATTCCACCAACTGCGATTGTTGGAGATTTAGTGCAAGCTGTTTGGGTTGGTACTTCTCCAACACAAGACAATCGTGATTTGAATTTAGAAATAGAATCTGTTGGAGCAACCAGCGGCTTCACATTTCAGCATACATTGGTTGTTGGTGCGGACAACAAGGGGTACTATCAGAATGCTCCATTGATTAATCATGACAAGCTGTTAAAGAACTCGGTTGATAATCCAGTTGAATTAACGAACACAGACTACAACGACTTCTACCACAACACCGCCGCTGGGGAATATCGCTTTGAGATATACAACACCAGCAATACAGGCACGATGATTATTGCGCCGACAATATTTCCAATCGGGCAAATCAGATTGTATGGAAGCTGGTATAACAAGTACAACGACAATGCCGCTCCTTACATACTTCAAGATTCTTGGGTGCTGACAGGCGATACAAGTGGCGATACTCTAACTTGTTTATCAAAATTTGAGGATACTAAAGTTACATTGACTTGCGATTTCTTGGGTCTTACCCCAAAGGGACTTTGCGTTTACTTGATTGAAACCAATTCAACGGACAACACAGTTACATTCTGGAATAATTACGGAACGGCTGGAGGGCGATGGACATTGATTACTACTGTTGGAGGTACAGCAAGTTTGAATAGTCAGTTAAGGCACCCGACAAATCTTTGGGTGAATACCAGCGGTACATTGTATGAGAGTGATTTCATTGTTAGAGCAAGTGGGCTGGATGCAACAAAGTGTTACAGAATCATTGCGTGTGCTTATGGTGATGTAGATGAAAAGATGCAGAGTTTTATTTCACCGCAGTATTGTATCTGTTCAAAGCCGCCTTCAACACCAATCATTGCTGACAGTAATTCAATTCAGAACTATCATGGATTAGCGGCTACAACATTCAAGCAACCAGTTATCAAAGAGAGAATGCTTCATGATGTTGTGATAGGGGCGGCGGCTTTTAGTAATTTCCTTTCTGACCTTGCTGGCAATTTGGGTTCAGCAACTTTAGTTAGTGTGATTCCAAGAAGGATTACTCATGTTGTTTTTGATGATAGTGGGTTCTTCAACATACTTGACCAAAAGATTTTCAACTTCCAATCTTGGCAATGGAACGGAACTGATTATGATGCATACTTTGGCGCTACTGGTGACGAAGCATTGGATGGTGATGCGTTCAAAATAAACACAACATTCAAATCTGTTGATGGCATTACTTGTAGTGACTGGGCAACTGGTTTGCGTAGAGTTGTTAGAGTGAGGTACGAATCAGACATTCAGAATCCAAGTAGCTTTACATTGCTCGGCGCTCCAACAACACCACAAACAACACAGGACTGGAATGGAAGGGATGTGTACTCTTGCTTCATAGTTAATCTTGAAGTGAAATATACCAGCGATGGAGTGAGTTACACCTACACAGAGCAAATGATGTGGAACACCTTGATGCAAAAGATTGCGAACACTGGTGATTTCCAAGTTGAATTATTCAAAGCTGATGGAACAACACCACTTCAAGAAGCTGGTATTTGTGGCGAAGAAACTATAAAGGTGAAAGTGACTTTGCTTGGAATAGCTGGTTCTGATTACAAAGTGATTGCTGTACTTGATTATACAACCCAGTCAATCAATCATGTTGAGGAGAATGAAGAAGCGGCGGCGGTTAACATGGTACAAATGGATTCTACTGCAATAAGCGGTGATGGTGTAACGGTGGCTGACATTGCATGGTTAACAATTGACTGTACACAGTTGGTTGCTGGTCGTGATTATTACCTTTCAATAATTCTCAACAAAGTAGTATGACACTGATTCAACTCTTACAAACAATCTATGCTGTTACAGGCAATTCAACTTATGTGTTTGATGCTGATGGAACTGCTGATGTAGATGAATACAAAGAGGTTCATCTTGGAAGAATAGATTGTACAACTTCAAGCGGCACATTGGATTCAGCTTTGGATTTCTATAACTGCAAGCGGTGCGGCAACGATAAGTATTATTGTCAACCAGCGGTGCAAGGTGAGTATCTTCAATTTGCTTTCAGTGAAAGAGATTCAGCAAGCACAGACATTAAAGCGCCGGACTTCGGATATGGTGATGCTGGAAGCGGATTGTTCAGCGCAAAGATTTATAGTTGTGATGGCGCTGGGGAAAAGTTGATTGCTGATGTTGGTGTTGGAGGTGATTTCAATATGAATGCTTACAATGCATGGGATTGTGATACTCAAAGTTCATTTCAGTTCTTTAGAGTATCAACGGATTCAATATTCGCATGGGCATATGCGGCTGGTTACTGTTGCTTCTATATTAAGTTTGAGTTCTATACAGCGGCTGGTAATGTGGTGAAGACTTTGTATTCAGAACAATATTGTTTGAGTGGTTGTTACGATGCTTTGATTGAAGCGGCTACTCCATTGTTCAGATGCTCAGCACCATTCCTTGACCTTGAAAATGATTTGGACTATACAACGCATGTCAAGATTACATTAAGCAACGGAACAATAATTGAGAAGGATGTTTTGATAACAGACCTTACCGCAGATGCTTTGTGCCAAGCGCTTAACATGGATTCTGATTTCAATGTGTATGGAGTTTACTATACCGTCCCTGCTGGATTGGGGGTAACTGGTTTTGTATTGATTAGCCAGTACACAATGACAGCCGTTGTTATCAATGGTCATGTTCCTAAAAGTCCAATCGGGTGTGTGTCTGCTGGTAATACAGCAACTGATACTTACCGCTTCTGTTGTATCTCAACTGCATTGAGTGGAATAATATTTCCGTTCTCTGGTGATATTACATTGACATTTAGCGATGGCGCAGAAACTGAATTGGCGGTGTCTTTTAATAATCTTCAAGTGATGTATGATTGGCTTGAAACTCATTCGGCTGGGCATGGAGTATTAGATACACAGTACAATGTTATTGACGGAAGATTTTGCTGGTTGTTTCACAACAACGGCTTTCCAGAGAATCCAACACCAATGTTGGAGATGATTGATGATGAATTAAATACTTGGACATGGAGCATAACAGGAACTTGCCCAGTCTATGCTCCTTTGTCAGAGGTTACAAAGTGTTACAATTGTGACGACACCGTTCAGCTTCGTGGAATATATCCCAAGACTGATTGCTTCAACCAGCGCTATCAGAAGCCGTCAAGCTATTGCGACACCACAAATTATCTTGGAGATGATATTGCATACCAGCTTCTTGTTCGTGTGAAGGGCAAAGTGACTTTGACTGGACACACCATTGAAAAGACCGAGAATGAAAAAGGAGTTGTGACCAAGACAAGGAAGTGGTTCAATTATGAATTGAAGGGTTCGCCGATACCAGAGTATGTTGCCAGTCAATTAGCTTTGGTATGCGCCGCTCCCTCTGTTGTAGTGGATGGCATTACTTTGTTGTTTGATGGTTCGTCAATAACAAAGGACATAACCTACTCAAACATGTGGAGATTGTCTATAAAGTTCAAGAGCGAAGTTTGTGAAAACAAATTCTTGTGTTAAGTTTGAAGTCTGCCAGTCGGGTTGTTCCGTTAGATACACCAGTCGGATATTTTCGTTGCCGTAAAATGCGAAACAATTTTCTTAAAATCATTTTTCAAAATGAGAAGTTCAAACTTCATAAAATCATTTGGCGGCATCATGATACTCATGAGCGCATTGTGCGCTACTGAATGCGCCGCCGCTGTACCCGAATACAGTTCGGATAGCTGTAACCCCCAGCGCTTGAAAGGAGGGATTGTTCAAATGATTATTACCTCATGTGACCTTGACTGGACAGATGAAAATATTCAAGACCAATCTTTCTGGGAAACTGCAATTGCCGCTGGTAAGATTGTGTTTACTGGTAGAGTGAAAGGTGGTGGATTTGATGTGAATGAATCCACAGAAGATACGGATGCGTGTCTTACACCCGAAGTTACTGGTCGCACATGGTCGTTGACAGTAAAAGATTACAATGTTGATTTAAGCGGCGGTCTTGATGTTGAGTTCTACAATGCTTTAGTTGAAGGCAGAGGGAAGTATCAAGCGTTCGCACGAACCTCACAGGACTACTTGTTCGGTGCATTGGCGGTTACTGTTGGTGTGAAGCCAACTATGCCAGACACATGTGACCAGTTATTCTTCAGAGAGGTGAAGTTCACTTGGAAAGACTTGTCAGAGCCGAACCGAGTGTATGTTCCATTCTTGTCAACATTGAATCCAACTTCAATAATCAGCTAAATGGAAATCAACTTACCAGAGAGAATATTACTTCTCTCAAAAAGTTTTTCAAATGCACAAGAGCCAACTCTGTACAAGGGTTGGCTCAAAGTGTATTCAGATATGATTACGCACACACAGGGGCGTATCGGCGAAAAGATAAAAGAGAAAAGACCCGGAGAGCCGAGTGACATTTATAGTTACAGAATAAAAAATTTCAAGAACATTACTAAAGGTTCTATTCAGAAAGCAATTAGTAATGTTTCAAGAATCTTCCAAGCGCAGTCTTGGAGTTTCACCGCAAGCAAGGAAACAGCCAGCTACTTGACCACAACCACATTCAACGGAATGAATTTCCGTCAATGGATTGAGCGCTATGTGGTTCAGAATATGATTGAAGACCCCAATGCGATTATCTTATGGATGCCGAATGAAGAAGGTAATTTGGTGCCAAAGATTTACAACAGTAGAATGATTCGATACCAAGATGATTATTGTGTTATCGTGGCAGATAAGGATATACACCAAGCGAGTATCGCATTGATGAAATTGAAACAAGATTCTAATATTGAGAATAGGGTATTCTATAAAGGAGAAACAAAATTCATTTGCGCTTCAAAGGATGGGATATATCGCTTTGAGGTAGCTGGTGCTTCTGTTACCATTACCCCAATCGTGCAAAGTGAATTTGCTTTTATACCAGCAACCACATTGGGAGGAATCATGACGAGCGCTGGTTATTACGAAAGCTTCTTCCAGTCCTTTTGTTCTTTTGGTGACGAAGCGCACAATGCGTTTACTGACCACCAAGCGGTCAATGTATTATTCAGTTACCCAGTAAGAGAGGAGGTTGGACAACCATGTAAAGCCAAAGGATGCAACGGTGGAACGGTTGTAACCAAAGGGATTCCAATGGAGTGTGATAACTGCGGTGGCACTGGTAGAGTTCCAGTTCGTTCAGTATTCGGGGTGTACTTCAAACCAGCACAAGGGATTGACCAGCAGAATCCACAATCAGCGGTAGAGTTCCGTTCGCCCGATGTTTCTATCTTGGATTATTCAAGCAGAGAGTGGGAGAAGATGTTACAGAAAGCAGAAGATGCGGTACAACTGGTTCGTATCTGGGATAACCAAAGCGGAACAGCGAAGTTGATTGACAGAGAGGGATTGTACTCCATGCTGACGGACATAAAGAATAATGTTTTTGATAATATCATTTTGAAATCGCTTTCAGTCTTAGAAGCTTCAACAGGAAGCAAGATTGAACCAGTAGTGTACAAGCCGAATGATTTAATCATAAAGACAAATGCTGACTGGGTTGATGAAGTAAAAGTGGCAAGCGATTCTTCTATGCCAAAATTTGTTGTTGCTCAAATGCTGGTAGAGAATCTTTCAAAGCGGTTTGCGGATAATGATTACAGAAAGCGGATTGTTGAATATATCTATCACAACGATGCGTTCTTTGTTTACACACAAGCTGAAAAAGAACGGCTGGTAGCTACTGGACTTGCTGATAAGATGCTGATATTAAGAAGCATTTTATTACCAACTATCTTGGAGCAGTTGGCTTCTGAAAAGCAAAATGACTTTGCGGACATTACAGATGAAGCGATAGCAAAGTATGTGGATGCCAAGATGAAGCAATATGAACCAGCGCCAAACGCAAGTCAATTTGATAGCAATGGCAATCCAGTATAATCCACAGGTAAAAGCAGAGTTCATTGGAGCGGTTGTTGGTGAACTGGGTAAGATGTCAGTCTTGTTACAAGACGATGTGTTAACCAAGTTGAATCAGTATCTGTTAGAGTTTGATACCAAAGGAGGACGGTTCGTTGACGAGAGTAGAGCGCTACAAATCATTGCTGACCTTGAAAGAGAGGTTGAAAAAATAATTGATGCTTCTCCATACAAAGCTTCTGTTCTTAAGTGGAGTAGAAACTTTGAACAGATTAACAAGTTCAATATTGAAGCGCAGAAATCAGTTAACGGAATCAGAGTTCCAAGAAGTCTTTTTACCAGCGCTCAAAAGTTTCAGATTGACAAAACTGTTAAAGACTTGGTTGGAGGTGGAGTTAGTAATGCGTTCACAAAACCAATGACAGAGGCATTGATGCGGAACATTGTACTGGGTTCAACAGTTAGTGATACAAAGAACTTTCTTCAACAGTACATAATCGGTCAAGGAGATAAGCTGGGAAAATTGGAACGGTACTCAACACAAGTAGGAAGGGATTTGTTGAACACCTATGACGGACAAGTGAATGCGCAAATCCAGTTAGAGTATGATATGAATGCATACATGTATGTTGGTTCGTTGGTTGAAGATTCAAGACCGCAATGTGTGCGCTGGATTGAAGAATTTGATGGAGAACTACTGGTAGATGATTTGGCTGACGAGATACAGTGGGCAAAAGATAACGGAAGCGGTATGCGTGAAGAAACAAACACAGAGAACTTTGCGGTGTATCGTGGAGGTTGGAATTGTAGGCATGAGGCAATACCTTTCAGAAAAAAATAATTTCAAAAATGAAGCACAGTTGCTTAGAAAATTTAATCGGTATCAAGACGGACTGCGAAACCATTGAGGGCGCAAGCGGATTGTATGTGAATCAAATTCCGGGTATTGATATTCGGACTGCGAATGGTATAAAGAATGAAGACTACACCACAGGATTAGCATTTGTACAAGCGATGCTCAATACAGCGGCTGATATTGTTGGCGATGAAATCATTCGTTCCTTGCGTGGCAATTACAAGTTCAATGCTATCTTGAACGAAGGAGCGTATTGCTTCTTTGAAACTGGTTACAAACCAGTGTACAACGGTTATCGTGGAGTAAGAATTGAAAGAAGATATTTTGATAACTATACTTCAATGTTTGTTCCAACGGTTAGAATGTTGGTAGAGGAAGATTCAACAATCACGATTCGGATTACAGACAGCTTCGGAAAAGTCACTTTGTTTTCTGATGTTGTATTGAAAGCAAAGACCGTTACTGATGTACAACTGGATTACGAAAGCAAAGCAGACTGGATTGATATTGATACTGATAACACAGCATTGAAAGTTGCCAAGACTTCGGCAACCGCTGGTTGTGGTGGATGCGGTACAAGAACAACCAGCTACTATGATGACTACATTATGACAAAGGGATTAGCTGATGGAATACCAGTAGGCAACGACACCTTTGGAATATTGCCAACTGTTCAGATTCGTTGTTCAGAGGAACGGCTGGTATGTTCAATCAAAAGTTATTTGGACACTTGTATTCTTTACAAGTTTGCTGGATTGTTTTTCAATGAAGCTTCAATCACGAAGCGCAATAACCGTTACACCATATACACCAGAGAGGATAGCAAGACATTCTCACAGCATTACGACAACGATGTACAAGTCGTTGGTATAAGTAGTCCGCTCGGCTTGTATCAACTGGAGGTACAGAAGATTCTTGAAGCGCTTACAACATTCTATGCTTCAACAAATGAGATGTGTTTTGATTGCAAGAAAAATAATTATGGATTCATAATGCCATGAGTGATGCAAGGGATTACATATTGAAATTAGCAAAGAGAGCCGCAACCCAGAGAGGGAGAGTAGCGGTTGTTGGAGTGAAGCGTGGAGAAGGTATTATCAAGAAAAGAATCTTCAACAAAGGACTGGATGCCAGCAATGAAAAGCTGGGTGTGTATTCAGAGAAGCCGTTCTATGCCACAAAGGAAGATTTCAAAGTAAAGAGTGGAGCATTCAAACCGAGTGGAGTGAATAGCGGTACAACTAAAAGTGGCAAGCCGAGAAAGCAATCAACGAAGTTCAGTTCAAAGCAAAAGCGCTTAACAATGTTTATCCCAAAGGGGTACAAACAGATAAGACAGCTACAAGGTTTGCAGGGCGCTTATGTTGACTTGGAATATACTGGTTCATTGTTAAAATCAATTCAACTCAATACCAGTAACGAACAAGAACCAGTGCTGGGGATTTATGCGCCAAAAGAAATTGAGGTTGCTGATAAGCTGGAAGAAAGATATGGAGTTATCTTTTCACCCAGCCAAGATGAACGCAATGTTATCATTGATGCCATGAAAGCTGAATACAAATTAGTGATTAAAGAAATAACTGGGAGATGATAAAAAGTTTAACATACAATGCAACGAAAGCAATTGCCGAAGACCTACTTGAAATCGGTGTTGTGCCAAAAGTATTTCTTCAATGTAAGAGAGTGGAACAGGAGAATGGTATGCACATAATTCAAGAAGATGGAATGGAGGAGAAAGATATTGTAAATGATTTTTCTCAAATCGTTGCCTACTTTCGTGACCTTACACCGTCAAGATTTGAACCAGCGGAAACGGATAGTTGTAATGGAGAAAAGCTGGTAACAACTAAAGTAAGATTTGTTATTATTGCGGACAGTACAAAACAACAAAGCGACTTTGCGAGGAAAGTATTAAATGCTTTCAATGCTTCACACTTGGTTGTTTCTGATTTGGAAGTGAACCAGTATGTTGTGATTGATTCTGAATTTGGATTGTCTTCAAAAGACTTCTTTAAAGATGGCGCTACAACAGGATTAGCGGTTGACTTTGAAATAAAAGATTATCTTTCACGATGTATTCCCAGCGGCGGTGAGGTGTGTAGTTTTGATGATTTGACAGTGTGTTGAGGCATATAGTTTTTTCTATAGGGGGGTATAGAAAAAACTATAAAGGGGTATAGAAAAAACTATACCATAATAATACATTAGTAATAAAATTAAAAAGGATATGTGTTGTTGTAATAAAAGTAAATTCATTGGATGCTATGATTGTTGTGGTGACACACTAAACATTCCCAGCGCCGCAGACTATTTGATTGTCCACATAAAGAACGGCGGTACAATAATTCAAGTACAGGGAGAAGCAAATGAAGGTGGCGGCTTAGACATTGAGTTGCCCGAACTGATGGTGGGTTACTCCTATGAGATAACACTTTACAAAACTGACCACACCCAGTTTGTGGATGCTGATGATTATGATTGCTTCTATATTGATGTTGTTAAAATTGAAAGCTGATGGAAACTATATTTCATGAAAGCTGGTATGCGTTGAAATTTATTTCATTCGCTTTTCTTACAGCATGTGCTTTACCGTTTCTTGATTACTGTATGGCAAGTCCGAGCCGGATTCTTGGCTGGTATCGGTTGATGTTGATGGAGAACGCATTGCAGAGAGGCAACCCAGCTTTGTTAGATGCGTTCAGAAAGGAAACGGTACAACCAATCTTGGGAGAATCAGATAAAGGATTCAAAGCAAGAAAGAGGGCTCAATACTTTTCAAAAGTAGAACAACATGGAGCGCAATATATTTTCTGGGAGAAGCCGCTGGGTGCTTGTATGGTTTGCTTCTCACCGTATCTATCATGGATTGTATTCTTTATGACAGGATTACAAAGTGACTTTGGAAGCTGGTGGAGTTATACACTGCCCCTTTGGTTTGCAGTTTTCGTTAGTTACATTTACAAGCGATTTACTAATTACACATAAACAAAACAAACAATGACAAACTCAAACACAAAGCGGAATGTTGTTACAGTGATTGACACAAAGCCGTCAGACAAAGCATTATTCAAATCAGAAATCGGTGGACACAAGTTCACTTGTACTGAAAAAGCGTATCAGAGTATGGTACTAAACAACCCGAACCGTTACAAGCTGGCAGATGGTTCAAAGATTAGTGGAAGCGCCGCCGCAAAGATTGATGTATCAAAGAACAAAACCATTCTTGAATCAAAAGATGTAACCAGCCGCCTCGCAATCAAAGAAGCTGGGGATTTGTTGAAGACCGCAAAGAGTACAACTGAACTGGATGCGATGTTTGCTGGTGAGATTCGTCCGAAGGTTATCAAAGCGTATCAAGAAGCAAGAAAGAAGTTGACTGGAAAATAATTTAATAACAAACGACAAAACAAAAATCAAACAACATGGCTTTAGATTTTAAAAAGTTGATACTGGCAATGGGATTCAAGGAAGACCAGTTGCCAAAGGTTGAGGAAGGTAAAGACCTCACTGATGCGGAAATTCAAACCGCCGCTGATGCGTTGAATAACGCAATCAAAGAATCGTACAAGAACGATAAAGGGTTCATGGATGAAGTAAACACCGCCGCATTTGGAAGAGCGTTTGGTGAAGTGCAACGGAAGGTAAAACAGGGATTGGAATTGGAAATTGAATTGAAGCCAGAAACCAAGATTGAAGACTTGGTGAATGCCGCTAAAGCAAAGATGGTAGCTGGTTCAAGTAAAACGGTTCAGCAAATGCAAAGTGATTTTGCAACCAAAGAAGCAGAATACCAGCGCCAACTGTTAGACAAGGACAAGGTTATCAATGAGAAGGAGGGATTGTTTAAGCGGAAAGAAATGGAGCGCTCATTTGATGAAAGAGTTCGTTCAGTAATGAAAGCGCAAGACACTGACAAAACAAAGTTGACCAGTCCAGCAGAGCATCTTTTCCCATTCATTAAACAAACTCTTGTGGAGAAGTATGACCTTACTGAACAGGACGGCAGATTAACTTTGCTTGCGAAAGGTGGCGGCGGTCAAAGACCAAAGGATGGACACAATGTTCTTACCGATGAACAAGTGATAGCCAACATACTCAAAGAAGAAAAGTTGGTCGTTGAAACCAAAGCGAAACCAACTTCACCAAATGGCAGTGCGGTGAAAGTGGTAGTAGAGGGAGAAGCGGCAACAGCAACCTATCAGAGCGAGGGCTTACAGAAAGCACAAGCGAAGATGGAGGGCAAATAATCAGAGGCGAACTGGAAACGCAAAGTCGGACACAAGGCGAGCCGTAAACAGCCAATCAATTTTTACAAATCAAATTTTAATAACATGGCTTTTACTGAGGCACTTTGCCCACAAATCCAACAGCAGGTGAACAATGCTTTTTTAAGCAACGCACCAGCTATGAAGTATCGCAGAATAGGATTTCTGCAAGCGCTCATGTCGTCCATTAATACCGCTGGAGTTCAAAAGATTCAGTTGGATGGTGGAATCAGCGGCAAGCGCAGAGAGGTTCAATTAGTTTGGTCAGAACCATATTGCCAAGATGTTGCGGCGGCGGCTCTTGACTGTACTGACTTCACAAACAATGATGAACCAGTATTACAGGAACAAATCATTACAATCCCAGCAAATCCATTCACATCAGTTGATGGAAGTGGAAATGCGAAGCGCTTGAAGTTCACAACAAAGGAGATGGCAAAACTTTGTGAGAACAATGCGCAGTTCTTAGCCAATCATATCATGCAATGGATGCGTGGATTGGAAGAAGGGATGGATGCCGCTTTGCTTGCTCAATTCGTTGGACAAGTTGGTTTGTTTGCTGACGGTTCAGCTTCTAAAGGGATTCCGTTATTCGCTCTCGCAAGCGGATTACAAGCGGCGATTCCTTCTGCGGTTGAAAAGATTGAGAATGAGTATTCTGATATTCTTGCAAACGGAACTCCAATCATTGTTGGAGGAAACGCAATCAAGAATTACAGTAACCGTTTGAAAATCGGATGTTGTAATATGTGGGGAGTGAATATGTCTGCGGCGGCTGGGCAATGGTATTTCTTCAACGACCAGTTCATTGAAGATGCTTTCGGCGCAAACAATTTTGTTGCTCTCGCTCCGGGCGCTGTACAGTTGGTTACATGGAATGAGTTCGCTGGTAGCGAAGCCGCAAACCATGAAGAATATCAAGCTGGTACAATTGTGTCACCATTGACAGGGATGGAATATGATTTCCGAATTTTCTGGGATGTGAAGTGTAAGCAATACTTCGTTGAGATGTATTCTTATTCACAACTGGTTACTGCCCCTGCTGGTGGATGCGGATTGACTGGTGCGAATGGTACTTTAAGATTCAATGCTTGCGTTGAGGAAGAGAGTATCACATGCGCTGATTCTTAACCAAATTACGAACCTCAAAAAAATATCGGCAGAGCAAAGTCACTTTTTGTTCTGCCGATTTTTTATATGGAAGCGATAAAGCAATTGTCAACTTGGTTCACAGCCAACAATCCCAAATTATACTTCTCACAGTACGGTGTAGAAATTGATACTGGGTTGAGCAAGCTGGGTGACGGTACAACCTTGTGGAATGATTTGAGTTATCAAGCATTCCCAATGGAGTATGCAACAGCAAGTGGAACTAATACCTACACAACCAACTTCGGGAAAGGGAAATTGCTTACCTACTTTGAATCGTTGAGGATTGAAGTAAAGTTTACAAATGCGAATACAACCGCTTCAACAATCAATGTAAACGGACTGGGAGCGAAAGCGATTAAGAAGAATGTTACAAGCGCATTAACCGCTGGGGATATTGTTGCTGGAGGAATCTATGAGTTGATATATGATGGAACTAATTTTCAAATCGGAAACAGTGTTGTATCAACTTCTTCAATTGCTTCATTTGGTTTTGCTCAAACAGAAGTTGACTTTGGCGCAACACCAGTAGCGGATGCAACATTTACAATCGCTGATGCGAACGCAATAGTTGGTTCAAAGATTATTGCTATCACAGCATACGATGCGCCAACAGGAAAGGACTTGGATGAAATTGAAATGGACAAGTTGATTATTGTAGCTGGTAATGCTACATTGGGAAACTTTCAAATGTTCATACAATCCGCTGATGGTTCATACTTAGAAGGAAAATTTAAAATCAATTACAAAATCTTTTAATCATGTCAGTAATAAAATCGGGAGTAACAAGTGACCAATGGACGATTGACCCCACAAGTAAAGCTGGAAGGGTAACATTGTATGATTCTTTGGGAAGGGAAATATCTTCACAGTCAAAGAAGACATTTGCAGTTAGCGGAACATTCACACCCCCAGCTACACCGACTGACTTGGTTACAATCTTTGGAAGCGCTTCAAAGACGGTTAGAGTATTGTATTTCAAAATTGCCACCACAAACACCGCCGCTGGTTCACAACAGTTCTTTTTGGTAAAGCGGAGCGCTGTTAATAGTGGTGGAACATTCGTTGCTGGTACGGCTGTACCAATGGATTCAGCAGATGGAGCGGCAACCGCAACCAGCTATGGACACTACACCGCAAATGCGGCATCACTTGGAGCAAGCGCTGGAACTATCAACACAAAGAGGGTTGGTTCACCAGCCGCAGTTCCGGGCGCTTTCTTACAAGGAGTAGATGCTTCGGTTGACATGATAGATTTCAACAAGGCAAACTCATTAGAGAAACCAGTTGTCTTGAATGGAGTAGCACAAGGACTTGCATTAAACTTTAACAGCGCCGCTTTGGTCGCTGGTCAAACTCACGCATACACAATTGTCTGGACAGAAGAATAATGAAAACAGAAGCGCTAAAAGTTTTGTTACACATAATGGTTGGCATCTTGATTACTGGTGTTCCAACTTATTTTTTCATCTACACCCAGCTTGCCCGAATTGAAGAACGGCAGATAGCGATGGGAGAGAAGATGGCTTCGTCTATTGATGAAATCAATAAACAGTTAGACAAGCACGATGATGATATTAGGTATCTGAACAGGATAATTGATAACAGGCAGACATCAGAAAATCAATCTTCTGATAACAGCAACGAACAATCTTCAACGGGCAATACCTTTGCGGATATTCCAAAGAAAATAAAGTTGCCGAATATATTTCCGTTGTCTTTGAATTAGCAAAGCGGCTTTGCGGCTGGGTATAAAAGCGCAGAATAAAAGAGAGTATCGGACGGTTGGTTGCAAGTTTTGTTATTCCAAAACTGCGCATTAATATAGCGCCATGTTAACAACCAACAACAAGAGCGATAAGACAGGAGTTGAGGCGCTCAACAACACAACCAGTTTAATTGATTTGAGAGAGAGAATTGAATTAAAGATTCTCGCTCATGAAGCACAAATGGATTTCATCCACAATGACCGCTATCCAAGATATGTAGTGGTGGCTGATAACAATTCAGAACTCACACAAGACCCTATGATGTATTGCGTGAAGAAGGAAGGAGATAACGGTGTTGTGGATTACAACCAACACTATCATCCATTCACATTCAGAACAGATGCTGAATACACTCGTGACAATTTCAAAGCAAGCAACGGCAGAGGTCAACTGGTATGGTATCTTGTAACAGAGAAATGTTATTTGAAGCATTGCTTGAAACAGAACAGAATGAAATTATCATTGCTCAGAGAATTAGCTTTAACACAATCTTAATAACCAACAAACTCAAAACAACATGCCAACTTCAAGAAAGGATTTCCAGTACGCAGTAGAAAGAATCTGTACTCTGACCAACGAAGAACAGAGAACCAGTATAACAGACTTCATGATTAAGTTCTTCAACAATACTGGTAGCGGATTTGATGAAGACCGCTTTATTACCATACTGAACAAAGCGCTGGTAGAGGCGCAGGGTAAGGATGTGAAACCATACTCTATCTAAAAAGTCACTTTGCGAAGCGCCTTGCTCCCGATGTTGCCAGTCAAAAGCGTGTAACTGATTAATCGGATTCAACAACAACCCAACAACAAGACAAATGAAAAGAACAGACTTCAAAAAAGTTGATGCGACAACTTACCAGCACAAGACCAGCGGTCTATTGATATGGCAAAAGATTACTCGCAAAGAATATGGTTACAATGAGTTCTTGGTATGCGCCAACGAGAACTCTATTCCTTGCTTTAGCGGTTCAACATTCGCTTCGTGCTTGGAATATCTATCGCAACCAGCTAAGAAGCGCCACTACTATATTGAAGACCTTGTTTACAATGAGGAGCAGAATAGTATTGTAACCAGTGATTGCAAATACTATACACAACAGGATGCTAAGAGTTACAGTTACTGGATTGCGGTTGCTACTGGTAGTCTAATCGGTCAGAACGCAAATGACTTTATGTTTGTTAGTAAGAGTTTGTGGAAGCGTGGAACGGAGTATTCCATGATGTACAATATAGCTTCGTTGATTAGTTCATTGAGCCACAAATACGCAACAGCATGACCAGTAAAGAACTCAAAGTTGGCTACTGTTCAAGGAACAGGAAGGTCAACAACCGCAACAGAGCCGTTACATTCCCAAAAGTATCAATAGAAGGTAAGTGGTTGCAACAGTACACCAGCATAGGAGATACCGCCGTTGTTGTATGCGAAGCTGAAACGATAACCATTTCATTCACCAGTAAAAGAACCCAGCTATGATGATTCAAAACTTTCATCCGAACGCAAAACAAGTAGCTGGTTACATGAGAGCATTGGAACTGGGATTTGAATTACTGGAAAGAGTTCCAACACAATCCAACATGGCGGTCTTGAAGCTGGTAAACAAAACAACTGGAGCATTGGCTTACATACCGCCGAGCGGTGTGATATACTTTGGTAAGATGTACTCCATGATGAAAGCATCAGTTGTTATCTTTAGTGAGAAGCCGTTCTGTCAATAGAAATTTCAAACAACAATCATAAACAAAAATCAAACAACATGGGAAAATCAAAATCAATCAGACAAATCATTAAGAGTGATTTCAGTACTGGTAAAAGAGTGTTCGTAGTTTCAGAAGTTGAAATTGTGGACGAGTTCAAGTATGTAGGTTATACATTCTTCACACACCGTCTTATGGAGGGTGTGTATGCGGTGAATGAATCATCTACTGGTAACTATGTGGAACAGGGTAACAACCCAGCCGCCGCAAAGGATAAAGCGCTGGCACGAATAAAGGGTATCGGACTGGCAAAGCTTCCAGAGTGGGTTGACAAGCAAGTAGCGTGGAATGTGGAACACAATTTTAAAATCACAAACCAGTAATATGAACAAGGAAATCGTAAGACATATGCCGACATTAAGAGTATTGTTGAAAGCTGGGTTAATCAACTTCTGCAATCAGACTGGAACTAAGATACATGGATTGTATGACCGAAAGCTGTTCACTTGTTGCTACATTGATGGCGCAACTGGTAGTTCATTATTTGAATACAAGGGTGTGAAGTATGCTGTTGAATATACCAGCGGCTGTTTCTATCCCTATGTTTTCAAAATTACAGATAACAAATAGAAAGTCACTTTGCGATTCACAATTTACGCAGGGGAAAAAATTAAATTTTGTTATTCCAAAACTCCGTTTTAATATTACCCCAGAAAGGGAAACAAAAAAACTAAACAACCCAATCTAAAATCAAATGTCAAACAACAAGACAACAGTAGCAGAAAAGGCAAGCGCCCCAGTAACTACACCAACAACCAAGACAGCCGCTGAAGTGGCAAACAACTCTAACATCCAATTGAAGAATCCAATGGTGCCTCTTTCCAGCTTGGAAGCTGGTTTGAATGTGCGTGTGGATTTCGGAAACATGGAGGAGTTAACTGAATCAATCTCGCAAGCTGGTTTGTTCCAGCCGCTGACTGTTCGTAGTGGAAAGAACGGCAAGTGGATTGTTACTGACGGACACCGCCGTTTGAAAGCGCTCCAGTCAATAGCAAAGGAGGGATTTGAATTTGATGGCATACCAGTAGTAATTGAAAGCGACATGAAAGAGGAAGACCTTCTTCTTGGATTGTTGATTCACAATGACGGCAAGCCGCTTAACATGTTAGAGCAAGCTGAGGTGTTTAACCGTTTAGAGAAGAAGGGTTGGACAACTGGTAAGATTGGCAAGATGGCTGGTAAGACTGCCCAGCATATTCGTGATTGCCAGTTGTTATCAAAAGCCGGAACGAAGCTGATTGATATGGTTAACAAGGGTGTTGTATCACCAACCAATGTTGTACTCGCTATGCGTAAGAGCGGCGGCGATGTAAAGAAAGCAAGCGAACTGATGGACGAAATGCTTGGTCGTGCTACTGCGAAGGGCAAGGGTAAAGTAAGCGCCAAAGAATTGAAGACAGCTACTAATAACAAGCCAATCAGCGGAACAAAGGGAGAGAGCAACGGCTCTGTTCGTACCCGAATCAATGAGGTGTTGGAAGTAGTGGCGCTCAACGAAAAGAAGCCGCAGTTCAGCCAGTTTGATATTGTGAACCTTATGCAGTGGTTAGAAAGCGGCGAAGGTGAACTGGTGAAAATTTTGAAAACAAAGTAACCGCAAAGGGACTTTGCTGATACGGAGGGGGTGCTGGAAACAGCGCCCCTTCTTCATTTAAAATCAAATTTCGTAAACAACAAAAACAACAAAACAAATGAGAAAGAACCTTGAACAAATGGTGTCAGAACTTGAAACTCTGAATGCAAGTAAGAAAGATTATGTAGTTGATTCCGCTACTGGTATCGGAATGATTGACGGTATGTTACACTTCTATGATGGAGTGGACGGCGCATACCAGCCAACGAAAGTGTTCCATGAGAACATATGTAGCAAGTTGAATATCCCTCGCCAGTATTATGACCGCATGAGGGAACAAACACCAAAGCTGTTAGATGCCAGCGTGAATGAATGGTTGCCTATCTATGGAGCGAATGCTTTGGTAAGAACCTATGACTTGCAGGGAGGCAAGGTGGCGAGAGCATTTCTTTCTGATAGCTATAAAGCGATTGACAATTACGATGTCCTATTTGCGGCGCTGGATGCAATGCAGAAGTTCGCTAAGAAGAAAGGGGTACGATTGGAATTTGAGGATTGTGAGTTAACCGAGCGGAGAATGTATGTGAGGGTAACTTGTCCAGACATATCCGCTAAAGCTGACGACTTGTTGAAGCAATACAAGAATCCGAATACTGGTGAAACTGGAAATCCATATATCATAACTGGGTTACAGCTTTCAAATTCAGAAGTGGGTTGTGGCGCTTTCAATCTTATGTCGAGAGCAAAGATACTGGTATGCAACAACGGCTTGACCAGAAAGAATGATTCGTTCCGCAAAGTTCATCTTGGAGCGAAACTGGAAGCTGGTGAATCAGAAGTGAAGTGGAGTAACCAAACGCACAAGCGCAATTTGGATTTGATTGTATCACAAGTTGGTGATGCGGTACAGGAGTTCCTTTCTAAAGATTACCTTGTAAGAACAATCAACTACTATACAAACAAGGGATTAGCGCCGCTTGTGAACCCAGTTAGTTGTGTCAACAATGTAACAACCCACTTGGGATATTCCCAAGAGCGCAAACAGAATGTGTTGGATTACTTTATTAAGTCCACAGACAACACCCGATTCGGGGTTATGCAAGCGCTTACATTCGATGCGCATGAGCAAGAGGACGGCGATGCTATGTATGAAGCTGAACTATCCGCTTCGGATGTCTTTGATAGCATGGCTTCTTTCGATAAGCCGTCATTGAATTAATTAAGTAACCAGCGCCGCCGCTGAAAGGTTGCGGCGCTTATTTCAAAAACAAACATCATGAGATTCATAAATTTAACAGGCAAGAAATTAAAAGTGGTGTCATCGGATGGCAATGACATGATGTACATAGAACCAAACAATGAGTTCCCAGCACCGTATGTTAAGGTGAGTTACAAGATTCTGGAAACCGTTGATGGAATTGATATTTGTGAAACCAAGAAGTCAGTTGTTTCATTTTTACCAGCGCCGAATGAGGGGGTGTATTACATAGTGAGTAAGATTGTAGCGGAGGTGGCAAGAAGAACTGATTTGATTGTACCCGATAAAATTTTGAAGAACGGTGACGGTGTTGTACTGGGTTGCCGTTGTTTCAGCAAAGTGACTTTCTAACATGAAGAACGGAATAGCAAATCAAACCATTGACATAGATAAGATTGTTGAAATGATGAACAACAGTTTGTCTAATGAGGCAGACTATGTTAATCAAACAACAATCGCTTATGCTATGTACAGGCGGTTTGGTTATTCAGAAAGCTATTGTAAGCATAGATTGAGCAAGCTGGTTAACGGACGGCTCATGTTATCTTACTTGGATTTCATTCTTCTTTGGGAAGTAACTGGAATACACCAAGACTTACTCCTTAAATTAATTTCAATAACAACAAACAACAAACAACATGGCAACAAAAGCAAAGAAGGAAGCAAAGCCAAAAGTGCAAGCGCCTTCAAAAGAAGCAGTAAAGGAAAGTTCATCCCCAGCGCCAAAAGAACAGGCAAGACCAGCCGTTAAAGAGGAAGCGCCACTATCACCAGAGATAGTTCAACAGCTTGTACTTGAAGGTGACATTTCAAAAATGACACAAGACCAGAGGGTACAGTATGTTATCAGAATGTGTCAATCTTTGGGATTGAACTATCTGACGAAGCCGTTTCAGATTATCAAGTTCAAAGACAGCAAGGGAGAAAAGGAAATACTCTATGCTACAAAAGATTGTACCGAGCAATTGCGTAAGGTTCATGGAGTGTCAGTAACAGATATAACAGCCACCGAATTGAAGGGTGTTTATATGGTGGTTGCTAAATGCGTGGACAAGCATGGACGATCTGATGTTGGTACTGGTGTTGTTCCATTGAGCAAAGAAGAAAAGTTTTGGAACAATGAATTGCGCCGCATGGTATCAACAGGCAGGAAGATACCAATGGTTGACGAGGAGTTGGCTAATGCGTTGATGAAAGCGGAAACAAAAGCAAAGCGCAGAGCGACACTATCAATATGTGGACTGGGTATGCTTGACGAAAGCGAATTGGAAACAATGCCAGCGCATACAACATTACCAGTAGAAAGCAAAGTGACATTGCCTATTGACAAACCGCACCACGAAGAACCAGTTTATACACCAGCGCCACAACCAGTACAAGCGCAACCAGCGGCGCAAACACCAGCACCGAATGAAGCGGCGCTGTTTCCAGATGCCGAAGTTCCCGATGAACAGAAGCCGATTATGATTAAGCTGAATGAAGAAAAGAATTTCACAAAGGAATATTTGGGAGCATTGAAAAAACTGAAAGAGGGAACAACAACCGTCTTTAAGATTAAACAATACTTCCGTTTGACTGAAGAGATGGAAAAGCAATTTGTAGAACTTGAAAACAAACACCAAACAACATGATAAAAAATTCAACAGACTTGGTAATGGTCGGCAAGGTTGACCCCACCAAAGCAGAGGCGCAACTCCTCGCAAATGATTTTATGGAAGCCGTTGAGAACGGTGAGATTGATGTACTGGCATTAGCTGTTAGAGTGGACTGGTTGATTACAATGGCTGAACACTTGAAGGGAAAGATGAAAGAGAAGGTATTGTCAGCGGTTGAGAAGTATGGTAAGACCAGTTGTGTTGTTCAGAAAGCAACCTTCAAGATAAAGGAAGTTGGAACGAAGTGGGATTACACCAGCGATGCGCAATGGAATAAACTGAACGATGAAATGTTGGTGTTGAAAGAAAAGATGAAGGAGCGAGAAGCATTCTTGAAGACTGTAACCAAGAAGATGGAGATTGTTGATGAAGAAACTGGGGACATTGAAAAAATTGTACCGCCAATCAAACAATCAACTACTGGTTATGCGTTAACATTGGGTGCTGAATAATTCACTTGTGAACCCAGCCGTCAAACATGGCGGCTGGTTCACTACTAACAACACAACAACAACATGGAAGAAGTCAAGAGGCAGTTCAAGGGAGTTTGGATTCCCAGAGAAATTTATTTAGACAACAGATTATCATGGACACAGAAGATATTACTGGTAGAGATTGATTCGCTTGACAATGAGGACGGTTGCTATGCTAACAACGCATACTTCGCCAAATTTCTTTCTAAAGAAAAAATGTATATCAGTCAATGCGTTTCATTGCTTGTGGATTTGAAGCTGGTAAAAGTTTACAACAAGGACGGAAAGCGAATACTTCATTCCAATTTGAAGATGTTGTATGGTGATGCTCCAGTTGAGCCGCCAAAGAAACCAGCTAAAGCAAAAGGATTCGTTGCTCCAACATTGGATGAAGTCCAAAGCTACTTTGCTGAAAACGGTTACACCGCTAAGAGCGCACAAACCGCTTTTGATTATTACACCGCTGGGGATTGGAAAGACAGCAAGGGTAATAGAGTATTGAACTGGAAACAGAAGATGCGTGGAGTATGGTTCAGAGATGAAAATAAAGAGGCGGCAATGACTGGTGCTGGCAATGGTAAGTTTGAAGGAAAATTATTCAGAGGATGAACCAGCCAACTTCAAATGACATTGGAGTAATGTTGTACGGTAAAGTACAACCAGCCAACACAGAAGCCGAGGAGGTGGTGATTGGTGCGTTGCTGATAGAACCAGCAAGCATAGACATAGTGTACAACATACTGACCCCAGCCATGTTCTACAAGGAAGACAATCAAGCTATCTATCGTGCGGTTGTTTCTCTTTACAGTCAATCCAAGTCAATTGACCTTGTAACAGTAGCGGCTCAATTGCGTGTAGCTGGTGAACTTGATTTGATTGGCGGCTCATTTGCTTTAGCTGAAAAGAGTAACAGAGTTGGAAGCGCCGCTAACATAAAGAACCATGCTCTATTGATTTATGAAGCGCACTTGAAAAGGGAAATGATTAAGATTGGTTCAGCAACCATTCAAGAAAGCTATGACGACAGCAACGATGTATTTGAATTGATTGACCGACAGGAAAAGAAAGTTGAAAAGCTGACACAAAAGATTTACGGTGAAAAGGGTACAGAGATAAGATTGTATGTTGGAGAAGCGCATGGCTGGATTCACGAAAGCCAAAAGAACAGCGGATTGGCTGGTGTGGCAACTGGTATCTATTCCTTTGATGCGGCAAGCGGTGGATTCGTCAATGGTGAGTTGATTGTAGTAGCGGCAAGACCCGGAATGGGAAAGACTGCATTTGTAGTGAACTGTATGCGCAACCAAGCATCTGAACAATTCAAGTTACCAGTAGGAATCATGAGTTTGGAAATGGTTGGAAGGGAGTTGACTGTTAGAATGCTGGGTGCGGAAGCGAGAGTGGATGGTGAGAAGATAAAGAGAGGGCAACTATCGCCCGAAGAACTATCAGCGATAAGCAACGCAACAACTGTTATATCAGAACTATCAATTCAGATTGACGATAGGAGTGATGTGAATGTTCATCAGATAAAACATATTGCTCGGCGCTGGAAACTGAAGTATGATATTAAAGTATTGTATGTTGACTATCTACAAATCATTCGCCCCTCTGATGAAGACCAGCGTAAGAACCGCAATGACCAGATTGGAGGAATGACCAGAGCATTGAAGATACTGGCAAAGACCTTGAACATACCAGTAGTTCTTCTTTCACAATTGAGCCGTTCAGTTGAAGACAACAAGAACAAGATACCAACTTTATCAGACTTGCGTGAAAGCGGAAACATTGAACAGGATGCGGATGTGGTGGTGTTCTTGTATCGCCCCGAATATTATGGTTACATGAGCGCAGAAGATACTCCCAACACAAGGGGATTGTGTCAAGCGATATGTGCCAAGAATAGAAACGGCAAGCTGTTCACCGCTTCAATGTACTTCAATACCAGCCAATCAAGATTCGATAGTTGGGATAGTAGCAAGGCAAAACCAAAGGAAGCAATTCTAAACGATACCCGATATGAGAAACAAGATAACGGCGCAAGCAACGGTAAGACTAAAGGAGAACGGAGAAGCGGAAATGCTAATCCACAGCAAAACAATCTTCCTCCAGCAAGTGAAGGAGATGTTCCTTTCTAACCAGCGCTCAATGAATTGTAAAGTCACTTTGCTTTCAGCGGAGGAGTTCAAGACAAAGAAGCAACTGGGTTATTACTATGGAGTGATAATACCAATTGCGGCAAATGGTTTCAGAGCGAGAGGTAACTTCACAGACGAAGAACGGACGGACTATTTGTTGAGAATGGAATTGTTCAATGAAGTAATACACGATGCGCATGGGGGAGTAGTTAAGTTCCCTTGCGCTATACAAGATGCTTCTAAAGCTGAAATGAGTAAGTACATTGACGATTGTATTAACTGGTGTGCGATTGAACTTGGTGTAGTGATACCAGCGCCACCACAAGCAGAAGATTAATAACCAACAAAACATAAACAACATGACAAGCAAAACAGTAACCAGTAAGTTCACTGAAATAATTTCAGAAGGAAGAAAGTTTCATTTGAAGTTCATTGATTCAGATATGAGTTTTGAATTAATTGAATTTGTGAAGACGAAAGTTTGGTACAAAAGCAAGCCGATTGAAAAGCCAACAACAGTCTATACTGGTAATGGAGATATGTACAGAGCGATAGCTTTACACATTCTGATTGGTATGGATGGTGCGTTGAAGGAGCGCAAGGAAGCGCTGGATAAAGAGTTGACTGGCAATCGTTCATTCATTCACATTCTTGAAGTAGCTGAACAAATAAAATTGAATCCATGAGCAACCTACCATTCAACGGCGATGATAACTTACCGCCGAATGTTTCAATCAACGATGATGAATTTAACGAACAAGACATAGAAGCATACCGTAAACGGAAACTTGTTCAAGAAGATGAAGATGATTATATTACAAACGAAAATCAAACAACCAATGACAACGAATGAAAAATTGATTCTGACCGCAATGAAAGAATTTGGGGTGCAGGAAATGAGTGGCGCTGAAATGAGTGAGCGCATAAGACAATATGCGATTGCTACTGGGTTGGAGAAAGTTTATACCAATGATGAAATTGCTTGGTGTGCTTTGTTCGCTTCCTTTGTTTGCAGAGAATGTAATTGCATTGCTCCAAAAACTTTAGGCGCAATTGACTTTATGAATTACGGAAAACATATTTTCTTGGAAGAAGCTGAACAGGGTGATATTGTTATCTTCTTTCGTGATGGACTGGAAAGTTGGAAGAGCCATGTTTCTTTCTTTGTCGCAAAGCGTGGTGATAAAATCTTTGTGCTGGGTGGAAACCAAAGTAATGAAGTAAACATTAGCGCATATCCAGCTTCAAAGCTTCGTGGAATCCGGCGCTTGTCTGAACAACTGGCAATACCAGTAGATAAGATACCAGCCAATGTTAGAGCCGAAGCTGAACGGATACAATTGGATTCACCAAAAGAGGCAGACGAAATTTCATAAGATACCTATTGCCATAGGTAAATGGGGAATGCGGCGTGTACGAAGGGTAAGTAGAGTGTTGTGTACATCCAGCGCTGTTGTGGGTTCGACCCCCACCGCCGCATCTAATTAATCAACAAACAACCAACAACAAGATGAAACCGAATGTTAAACAAATGAATGAGTTGCTTGAACCAAGTGCGTACAAGCGACAATTAGAAATCGTAAGCAAGGCGAATCTTTACCCAGTAATTATTCCGATTGCTTTGAAACAACAAGACCAACTTTACTATTGTAGTAAATGCGGAAAGCCGTTTGCTGGAAAGTATAAAGCAATCATGTTGTTTGAAGCCAAAGCAAAGTTCCTTTGCTGTGCTTCGTGTGGAGAAGGTTATCCGAGTGCGTATCAAGTATTGAACCAGCGGATATTTGAAAAGTATCCCGACAAAGTTTCCCAGCGCTATCTTGACATTCAGAAATGGAATGACCAGTTGAAGTTGCGGTACGGAATTGAAAAGATAATAGATTGCGTGATTGGTGAAGACCACCGCTATCTTGATATTGAGTTCATGAACCGTAAGGATGCCGCAAATGAATATGGTTTCAAGAAGCGTGAGTTCCCTTGTTACTCAACTGGTGTTGGAGTAGAGGATTGTGTTTGGGAAATAAGAGATAAGAAATGTTCAGTGATGTTGAAGGACAAAGACTACGAACAAGAAATATCAATGGATGAATTGTTTGACTACTTCTATGAATGGTTTGTTAACCCACTAAAGAACAAGTGATGCCAATTGATTATTCAAGATACCCAAAAGACTGGAAGCAGTTAAGAGCGGCGGTACTAAAGAGAGCAAGAAACCGTTGTGAGCAATGCAGGGTACAGAATGGAGCGCTGGTGTTTAGAGGTGAATGGAATGGCAAGAAGGTATATCAGACTGCGAATGGTGACCTTAGACATGAAGATACTGGTAAGCTGATAATGCGCAATTCAGAGTTTGAATTAATCTATACAAAAGAACAGGATAAGAGAGCGATTAAAATTGTACTTACCGTTGCGCACCTTGACCACGATGAAACAAACCATGCTGTTAAGCTGGACAGACTAAAGGCACTTTGCCAGCTTCATCATTTGCGCTATGATGTTGGAGAAAAGAAACGGCGCAGGAATAAAAATCAACTCAAACTTTTTTAAAATGTACTTATCAAAACAAGACCGATTGAAGATTGTAGCGCTGGTAGAAAGAGCGCAATGTGTTGTAATGTTTACTGGAAGAATCAAGGGAGAAGAATTTTCAAGCATTGGGGTAATAAGGGCAAGCGATGAACAGCTTGTGTTGATGTTTACCGCTATGCTGAAACAATACCCAGACATGATACCCAGCGTAGAGCAAGCGGTAAAAAATAACCAGCATGTGAATGTGGCGGCTTTCAAGAAGCATAGCATACTACATAAGATACTGGTGCTACTGAAATTGAAAAAGAACGCAAAGTGATTTTGCATTTTTAATAACCAACAAACAACTCAACAACATGAACTTAAAAGTAACAGAGAGTGGAATGTGTGTCTGTGACACCGCTCCGATGGGACATGGTGGGCTGGAAGGTTTCAATGAGAAAGAAACTTACCGCTATCAGATTGTCCGCAAAGAAGAAGATGAACCAAAGAAAGGGTTCGTTATGAATGTACACATAACCCACCATGCGAGGGTGTACCATGATGCGAATGATTTTTCAACTTGTGGACTGGGAGTATTTCGTGAACACTTCAAACCGTTAGAAGATGGAAAGCAAAGACACACATAGCAAGTTCAGTAAACGGATTGCGAACAACAATTTTGAATCAATGATTTGTACCGCTTTGTTATGCTTGTTCGTGATGGCGGCGGTTAACTACAATCTATTGTTTGCAGTAGCTTACATTCCATTGTACCGCTTGATGAAGACCAGAGGTGGCATAGTTGATATATTCAGTGAGATGCTTGCTTTACTGGTTATCCATGTTGGAGATAAGAAGGAGAAGGAATTTGATGAACTGTTTAAAGATTCAGAGAACAATGGAAACTAAATTCTTCAAGACTGTTAGTGATGGCTTTGAAAGTTATCACAACAACATTACCGATGTTCTGATAGAGCAAGTTGGTAGGAAGCCAGACTTCACAAACAACTGGTATATTGTAATTCCAAGTGATGTGATTGTTACATATGAGTTCCTAAGATTGAAGAATGAATTATTCAGAGGTGTGTTACAAGAATGTAAGGACTATGTGAAGGACTACAACCGCCGTTATCAAGGAATGAAACAATTAAACCAACAACATTGAAAAAGCAAACACCCAGCCAACACGCAAAGGAGTTGATAATGAAATTCTATAATCTATTCAAAGTTGAATTGGAAAATAGTATTCACATGGAAGAAGCAAAAGCGGCGGCAATGCTCCATTGTGATTTGATGGAAGGCAATGAGGAAATCTTTGGTGACTGGTATGTTCAAGTGAAGAGAGAAATTAAAAAATACAGGCAATGAAAAGAACCGCTATCAAGAAACCGTTTGGTAAATGCCAAGACTGCAATGACGGTAAAGAGAAAGACCTTTATACAAAGCGACTTTGCTTCTACCATTACCGTTTACAGAAAGCAATTGAAGCTGATAAGAAGAAGAAGCTGAAACCAGTAGCGCCAACATTGCATGAGTTAGCATTCTATGCTGGAGGTGAGGAGTTGTTGAACAGAGTAAAGAATATGAAGTTCAAGAAAACAAAAATCAACCAGCGCTCAACAAGAACCAGTAGTGTGAATGTTTACAAAGAAGATAAGAAGTGGTATGATGAACAAATTGAACTGGCACAAGAAACACCTTTCTGTGAGGAGTGTGGAGTAAGGTTACATAACATAAGCAGAATTAATATCAGCCACATATTGAGCAAGGGAAGTAACCCAGCGCTCCGCAATCATCCCAACAACTACAACATACTATGCATAACGCATCATGAACAGTGGGAGTTTGGTGATAAGAAGGCAATGAAGATTTACAATAAGAACCAATTAACAATTCAAAAACTAAAGCAAACAGCATGAGAATTAAAGCAAAGATGATGAGCGCAGAGATTGAACTTGATTTGCCTAATGCGGACGAGAAAAACGCAATAGCATATAATGCTAATCGAGAGCATCTTGTATTGATAATAGAGAAGGTAAAATCTTCTGTTATTGAAATGGAAGCTGAGTTGGTGAAGATGAATAGGATTACAAAAGAATGACAACGAAAAGGGATTACAGCCGTCTTTTTATTGGCGATTCAAAGCGATGCACTTCCTTAAACCACAAATGTAAAAGATGAAAAATGACACTTCAATAAAGCACAAAGCCGCCAATAAAAATATGGCTTGTAATCTGGTGTTACCTGCTGTTTATACTTGCAATTCAATGAGCAAATTAACAGTAAGGCACATCGGAACGAAGAAGAAAAAACCTTTGTGTGGGGCAAAACTTCATTGCGTTAGTTTAACGGACACAAGGATTAAATACGATACAGATGGCGAATTAAAAGAGAGATGGTTTGATGCACTAAGCAATGAAGGTGTGTGGGTGAAGGTTTTTGAACACAATTATTGCAAGAGGTGTCTGGCAAGTATAAATTGCAGGTAACGATGGGATTAACGAAGTGTATTCATTTCGTTAATCTGTTGTTGTGATTTGTAATATCAAAAGTCTTTCGTTATGTTTGATGTTCACAAAACAAAACTCAAACAAATGAAAAAACTTCTGATGTTATCCATGTTGTTGGCACTAACGATATGGTCATGCGAACCAGCTAATGCGCAAGCTGTTACACCCAGTTATACAAAGACACAAATATTGAATGTGGAGTATGGTCATGCAATGAATGTTTACGGTCAAGATGAAAAGCTACTTTGCGACATAACCATTTCCAACAACCCGATACCGCAACCGTTGATAATCTTTCAGCATGGCGGCGGTGAGTTTCAAGGTGATAAAGCTGGGAGCGGTACTGGTGTTGTTTGGAATTATGAGGTATCAACATTGGGAGTTGCGGTATCAAGTGGCAATTACCGTTTGGCTAATCCGTTTCAATTCTTGGGTGCTGATGAAGCTACTTGTACAAAGCTGATGAATGAGCAATTGTATAGAGCGATACAGGATATGTTTGCACAAGCAAGGTTCTTTGCTAATCCAGTCAATGCCGCCCGATACAATATTGACCCCAATCAAATCTTCTTCGCTGGAATAAGCGCTGGTGCTTTGAATGCGTTGATGTGTGTACATTGGCAAGCCGCTGAATATGGTGCGTTGATTGATACAAGCCGCTGGGTAAACAAAAGCAATCTTGGATTCAAGTTTAGAATCGCTGGTGCTATTTCTTTGAGTGGCGCTTTACTTGCCAGCGCAGAGATTGAACCAACTACAATTCCAATCATGGATATACATGGCTTGCTTGATAAAACATTGAGAGTGGAAGGGGGTGTGAATCATAAAGTGAAGTACACTGGTATCTATGACATTGTTGCGCAGAGTGAATGGTATGATAATCCAATCATGACTTTGTACCTACCAAAAGCCGGACACACATTGAGCGATGCTGATGGAACAAAACATGCAACCGAAATAAAACTATTCATCTACAAGTTCTTGAAGCTTTATATTGTATGAGCGAAAAGATGATTAGTGTATCGGCTATCAAGCCGAACAAAAAGAATCCAAGAAACATATCAGAAGATAACAAAGCGAAGTTGCGTGGCTCTCTTGAATCATTCAAGAAGATGCTTTACTTAAGACCGATTGTTATTGATAAGAAGGGTGTTATCTTAGGTGGCAACCAGCGCTTCGCCGCTTTGCTTGAACTGGGTTACAAAGAAATCCCCGAAGCATGGGTAAGGAGAGCCGATGATTTAACTCCAGCCGAAGCAAAGCAATTTGTGATAGCTGATAATGTTTCGTTCGGCGACTGGGATAACCAAAAGTTATCTGACATGGGTTGGGATAAAGCGGAATTGAAGGAGTGGGGATTGGACATA